AATTTGTTGCCACCCCGACTGCGACGTTGTAGTATCCGCTCGCAACGCTCTGGTACGTGTCGAGCCCGACCCATACGGGATCTTCTCCCGTCAGCCCGGGGCCTTTCAAGAACGTATAACGGTTCGCACTCGTTCCGTCGTACATCAATTCCTCCCAGCCGTTTGTAGTTGCGAAAGCCCTAAACGCTTCGAGAAATGCGTAATGCGCAGGATTTTCTGTCGTACCCGTTACGTAACCAATCGTATGAGGCATCTAAGTAATCCTCCTTATGTTCCGCTGCATGATGTTCACAATGACTTTTTCGCCCTCCGGTGTCCCGAGGTAGTTTCCGACGATGGAAGGATCAAGTACATTGACTATTTTAACGCTCGTTGGGGATGTGATATCTGTTCCTCTCGGAAGCACGGTTTCTCCTCGCTGAAGTATGGCGGGGAACTCGTCAGGTGCAAGTCCATTATGGAGGCGAGGTGCTCCAATGAACATCCCTGCTGGTACAGTCATTGGCGTTCCAGCTAAACCTACCACACCTCCGCTGTGCATTTTGAATGCAGGCAAGCCAAATGCCGATCCCATGAAGCCCATTAATGAATTGACAAGCGGCTTTATTACGTACATGCGTAATATTATCCTTGCAAGATCTTCAAATAGTCCAGCTAAAACGCTTCGCAAGTTTTCCCCTTCGATTATCGCATCCTCGAAAGCACTTTGAAAAGTCATTCCAAGATCACTCACGAGATCTATTGAATCTTTTGAAGCTTCCGCAGCATTTTTTATACTTGCATCTAGTTGGTTTACTACAAGTGGCAAGTCTTGAAATTGTTCCTTGAGTCTTGCGACAGCGTCGTTGAACTCTTCTGTCGTTATTTTCCCCGCCTGTAGTTGCTCCGAAAGTGTGTCGAGGTTGATGTTCACGATATCTAGTGCGACTCTCTGAATCTCTTCGAACGCCCTCTTCCATTCCTCGCTACCTTCAGTGACTCTGCTAAGCTCGCCCTTGAGCATGTCGAAGTAGCTTTGTGCATTTATAAGACCTTGATTATATTCCCAATTAACGTCCTGCCAAAATCTCGCAACTCCTTGCGCTGCTGCCTCTTGAGCTTCAAGCTGCATTTGTTTCACTTTTTCTATACGCTCTATTTCAGCTGCCGTGGCGACGCCAACCTGTCTAACATATTCTTTCATGCCAGCTGTGGCGACATCGGTTATAGCCTTTTGCGCAAGCGGAAGGCCAGCAAACCGCTCCCTTAAGCCTTCAACTTTTGTTGCAAATTCGCTTGTGTTAATTGTCCCAGCAATCAGTCCATTGATTAGCTCGTCTATCTTTTCGTTTACAATATCTATTGCAGCGGCCTGTTTGGCCGAGAAAAGTGCTTGGAAATCCTCTGCGCTCGGCTTCAGATTCGTCATCAAGGTTTGCAACGTAGCAAAATATTTCTCAGCGCTAATCAGCCCCTGCTGGTATTCCCAGGTAAGTCTGTAAAGAGGCGATTTGCCCTTCTTGCCTCCAGTAGTCAGGAATTGAAGTGTACTACTATCCACCGCACTTGCGACCGCAGTCGTCGGTGAAGGCGTCTTAATTGCAGCAATTTCTTTTTGCTCGATAGTTTTCGATATAAGTTCATCAACAATTCTATTTACTTCCTCGTAATCTTTAGCTGTGAGTGGATACTTGCCGCGCCGCTCGCGGAAAATTTCGCCAGCACGTTCAAGATATTTACCTCGTTCCAAAGCCTCTTGCGGGGTCGTCCCGGTTACTTTTTTCTGAATTTGATCCAAATTTTTATATGCATCGATTAAGCCCCAAACTGCCGCCGTGGCCAGTATTATCGGTGCGGCCGGGCCTGAAGCTAAGGCAAGAAACGTACCGCCAAGCGTGGCAAGAGACTTGATTGTTGCGCTTATCGCCAGCAAAAGTGGCCCGCCTACGGCTAAAGTGGCAGCGAGTGCTAATATTTTCTTTTTGGTATCATCCGACGCATTGCCGATCGCCGTTGCGGCAGAAGCTACGGAATCTTCGATTTTAGGCATTGCCGATTCTGCGATGTTGAGTATTTCAGTCCCGAGCGGCTCGATGGCAAGCATTATCTTGTTTTTTATTCTTGGCCACTGCTCAGCAAAGCCATCAGTAGCTTTTGTGGTTTGCTGGATTGCGCCCTCTGCATCGCGTAGTATTGCGATCAGCTGTTCGACTGAAAATCGCCCTTCACGGATCGCAAGTGCCATATCGGGGCCTGCACGCGAACCAAACACTTCAATTGCAAGCCGCGTTGCCTCGGTGGGAGTCTTGGCATTCTTAATCTGCTCTACGAGAAGGCGGAACGCCTCCCCAGCATCGGTTATTCCTTTGCGCGCCATATAAGAAAGGCCCCTCGAAAGAGATCCCATAATGCGTTCAGTATTCACGCCCTGCTGCTCAAATTGTGCAAGTAACGCCACAGAAGATTCAAGATCAAAGCCCATGCCTCGTAGCGCTGCGCCATATTTATAAAGTTGTGTAGAGAGCGTCCCAATCTGTATGCCAGTGGCTTGAGAAGCCTTGAACAGCACGTCCATAAACTTTCCCATCTCTCCGGCCGGGATGGCCCAGTCGCGCATTGCCTTGGCCGATTGCGAAACAACACTATTCACATCTTCACCAAGAAGCCGCGCCGCATCTAAAGCCTTTTGGGATATATCCGTTAGCGCATTGCCGGTTAGGCCAAGGCGCGTGTTGTAATCGGCCAGTACTTTTGCGGATACATCAAACCCCTGCGTAACGCTGCCTGCGAGCTTCTTCCAGTCATCCTGTAGGCTTTCTAGTGCCTTGCCAGTGGCACCAGTCCCGCTGGCGATGGCATCCATTGCATCGTCGATATCGAGGGCGGCTTTGGTGGCAGCGGCCCCCATGGCTACAAGGGGCACAGTGAAAGTCTTGGTCATCGTGCTGCCGACTTTCCGGAACTGGTCGCTCAATTTATTCATGCTGCGATCAATACGTTTCCAAGCCCGCTCGAGCTCGCTTAAATCAGCCCCGAAAACGTATGTCATTTTCTTTTTAGCCATTTACCTCACCGCCCTCCTTCTTGCGCTTTATCCTATCCTTACAATACTGAAAATACTCGTTTTTGCCCATAATTTCGCCATCTACCCAATAACCTATAAGATCCTCAACCCTTACAGGATGCCGTAAATTGCCGCTTGTGTTCATAAGCCATACCGCATGCTGCGCTCGCTTCAGTGATTCTAAGTATTCTCTGTATTTATAGGCATAAATGAGGTCGTCAATTTCTCCCCAAGTGAGTTTCCATAAATCATCATGAGTAAGGCGCAGGGGCCCGAGTGCTGCAAGTACAATCTCCTTGTATGCACGCTCCCAGTCCCCCGCTGTCAGTTTTTTGCTTCGTCATCCTTGTCGGCGGCCATGCCGAATTGTCTCTCAAATGCTGCCACGAGAGCCTGAGTAGCTTCCATTATCGCTTCGCTGTAAACCCCACCTTCAGCTTCAAGCCAGTTACCGACGACATCTACGGTGAGCTTAGGATTGCCCCACAGTAACCCGGCCCATATGAGCTTCACGCCAAGATCAAAGTCTGTCGGGTCGAAGCCCCCGCCCATGATCTGCGCAGGCGTTTTGCCGGTCTCGCGAATAAGCGCCCTGATCGAGTTGACGGTATATTTCAGTTCCATATCCTTGCCGTTTATCTTCATGCTACCCCTCCTACGCGTTAAGCGTTAATGCTTCGTTGCCCTGCACTGATATAGACAGGCCAACGGCATCCTCTGTTGAGCCAGATACAGTCCATGATGTGATATATCCTTCGCCCTCATATCGTTCCGTGATCAGTTCGCAAGATGGGGCACCCGTGGTTCCAGTCAAGCCATTATTTGTTATTTGTAAATTTGCCTCTACGTCTAACGGAAATTCAATTACCCAAGAATTGCCTATATCCGGCACTACAGTTACTCCGGTAAGCGTATAGGCCGTGTTAAGTGCCTCTGCTATTTGCGCGGCGGTGGCATTATAGACAAGTGCGGCCGTTTCTATAGTATCGCTATCGCCGAGCTTGAATGTGCCACCAGTCGCGCCACCAAGCCATAATCTATAGCGCTCGTTGGCATCAAACGGCAGAAACGTGAAGCTGCATATGGTGCCGGCCAATGCCTTGGTCGCTAAATCTTCTTGGGATTCGTCCGTCGGATCGTAAAAAAGCTCCATTGTGCCTGTCCATCCTGCCTGACCCACAAGATACTTCTTCCAGTCGGATGCGATCGTTGATACGTCAATCGTGCCGAGCGTGGTCTCGATATTGAACGATCGCACCTCGCCAAGCTGAGTTGGGACGCCATCTACATCCAAGTGGACAATTGCGCGTTTCGACACAAACGCTACCATTTACATCACCCCGCCCTATGTTTGGTTGGATAGCGCGAGCGTGTCTGTGCCTTGATATGTAATACTCAAGCCGACTGCATCCTCTGTTGCGCCAGATATCGTCATGCCAGTTACATAGCAATCCCCGACCAACTGTGGCTTGCCTGTGCCCGACCCAAGTGGATGTATCGTTATCGTGCACAACGTACCAGCCATTGCATTGGATACAAGATTAGATTGCGCAGTATCGGTCGGATCGTAAAACAACTCAAGCGATCCAGACCAGGCGGCCTGGCCAACAAGATACTTTTTCCAGTTGGTCGCGATTGTTGATGCATCAATGGTCCCCAATGCTGTTTCGATGCTGAAGCTTCTTACCTCGCCTATCGCTGTAGGCGTCCCACTCACGCTAAGTTGGACTACCGATACCTTGCTTGGTGTTGCTCCCATATTCTTGCCCTCCCTTTATTTTTATCTGTCATACCCCCGGATGGTTAAAATACCGTGGTACCATCCAGAGGCATCTTCAACTACTATTAGTTCCTCGAAAAACCACTTTTCTGGCAGTGCGCTGCGTATCGCATCCGCTATTTGCACGGTCTCCTTTCGGCCCTGGTAGCTGCTCCATATGTGGATGTCGACGTTCCACGCACGCTCTACATCGCTCAGAAGCCGACCTTCGAGGCTCTGTAGCTGCCCGATCACTATATATGGCCCCTCCTGCTCGAGCGGCACTTTGTCGAACACGCCGGTTATCTTCGGGCTCGATATCGCCTGGATTGCAGAAGAAAGCGTTGTGTATATATCTTGGGATATCGACAGATGGCTCATTAAGCTTTGCCTCCTTCGATCAACTTGGCCAGCGCATCGGAGAGCGCTTTACCAATTTCCTCTTCATGAGCACGGCAAGCCGGGAAGAAGAAAGGCCGTGCCGGCATGTTCTTGGTGCCGAATTCTACGAATTGGGCATAGTAGGTATCGACTCCGCCAACCTTACCGCCTGCAGAAATTGTGGCCGTTAGCTTTTTGGCAGATACCGACCGCCTGATCCCTTTTGACATAGCGCCGGTATCTTTAGTGGCACGGCTCCTGGCGTCTTCTACAACCACCTTTGTTTTCTCGTTAAGAACAATGAGGACCTCGTGTCGCGCTTCTTTTTCTACTTTCCGTAGTTCTTTCAAGATATCGTCAACGCCTTCGAGCCGAGCATACAGCTTCACTCATATCACCTCCGGCTCACAGTCTAGATACATCCAGCGTTTTAACCTGTCATGCCGTATGGCTTTAATCACAAGCCTTGTGTCAAAGAAAGATATAATGTCGCCTATCTGCACGCCATCGTAATAGCGCATCGTGATCTGATGTGTCCTTATCTCGGTATCCTTCTGCGCAATGATGCCTGTTTTGGACTTGGGGGCCTCGACCATCGCCCATGGCGAAAGGATTGTTTTCTCGGTGATTGTCCATCCGCCCATGCCGTCGCTTGTCTGGGTCTTGCGAATGATGGATATTTGATCCCTTAGTTCGCCTATCTGCGTCATATTGGCACTCTCCGCTCCTGATACAGAAGCATTTGTGCCGCATCTGGTATCTGGGTGGCCGTGGCGTCGACAACTACGTTTTCTCGATGCTCATACCAATGCCCTACCATCAAAAGCACGGCCTGTTTGCATCGCTTAGGCACGGCATCTGCCGAATCACCGTAACCTGCCTTATAAACGATCTTCACGCCCATAGTTGGCCTCAGCGTGTCGGTCGGCCAGCTTTTGTATCTTATAAGGCATAATGCGCCACCCGGCGTGAGCCAGTAAACTGATGTGTCAACGGTTACCTCTTCGTTGTCCGGCTTAAAATAAGATACAGAAGTAATGCTCTCGATGGGTGGCATGGGCAGATAAAGGCATGCGCTTGGCCACCCATCGAGATACACCGTAACGGTTCGCGTGATCCACGAGCGGTTTTGAAACGCCTCGCCCCATTCGACCGCCGCAGCTATAAGCTCCTCTATGTAATCATCATCCGGATGTGATGTGGTATAGGTCGGTTCGCCCTCTGGATCTTCTGGCGGGATCTCGGTGGTGATAGTGTCAACTATCCTTAGGTGTTGTTTTGCTTCCTCAAGCGTTACAAGATCGGCTATGGGCGTTCCAATTTCTACATACATCACACCACCTCCTATTTACTTCTCTTCGCCCTGCCTCGTGGCAGAACGGCCTTTTCTTGCGCCTCAACGGCCTCCGTCTCGATTGGCACGGGCTCAAGTGATATGGCGGCGTTGGCTCCAATGAATTGCTTGGCAAGCGCATCTGGCAGGTCATAAATCCCGCCTGTCATCCATACGCCATCCGGGCCCGCTGCGGTTTTGATCATCCTGACCTTCACAACTACCCCTCCAGTATGGTGAACGTGCCATCTTTGGCGTTGCCACCATTTGAGACGACTATCTTCACCCGCTCGAACGCCGCATTTATATGGGCGTAAACGTTAAAATTAACCTCGCCAATGGTATAGACGATATCTGCCCCACTCGTATCCTGCACTTTCTCG